CGGCCAGTGCCTTGTCTGCCGGGCTTACCGAGCTTTCGGGCGCGCAGGCGCAATACCGTTCGGCCTTTGCGTCGGAGCTTGCATCCAATCCGAATTTGGGCGCGAATATCTAAGGGCCAAAAATCCTGCCGGAAAAGGCAGCGCCTTCGGCGCTTGCTTGAAACCGGCGAAAGGCGGCCTTGTGGTAAAGGTTGCCAATACATCGGCTAAGATTTCCAATCCCGCGCCGGTTGGTTTACAATCCGGCCAGTGGGAGCGGAAGTGCCCCAACTGCAACGCGGCACTTAAGAAAGCGGGCCGGACGGTTGAGCCGGTTACGTGCCAATGCGGTTGGATATGGCGCTAACCCGTCACAGCGTAACGGTAAATTTTGGTCCTGTGAATCCAAGGAGGACGGCATGGCAGCTATCGTAATCGTTGGGGGCGTGATTTCGGCTATCGTGGCAGTGGTTGCATACCTCGACCGGAAATCACTTAAAGCAAAGCTGGGCGCAGCCGAGCTGAGGCTTTCGGCAACGGTAAAGCATGACGCCAGCGGGGTTATTGCGGCGGTAGAGGCGCGGGAACGTCTTGTGCGCGCCGAGGCCGTGGCGTACTTTCGTGGAGCGATAATCGCGGCGGAACAGGAAGCCGAAAAGGTTAAGGCGGATTCCAAAGCCGACGTGCTCAAAGTTATCGGCATAATCAAAGCCGGGCTGGAACGTTTCGGCGGCGTGGTAAGGTCGTAAATCCGGCACGCCGGTTTTAGCGTGCCTAAAGGTGCACTATGGCTGGGCGCAGACCACTGCCGACGGCAATCAAAGTCTTAACGGGCAATCCGGGGCACAGGCCGTTGAACGAAGACGAGCCCAAGCCTGCAATTGAAATGCCCGAAATGCCAAAGTCGCTTTCGCGCGCCGCGCGCCGTGAGTGGCACTACATTACATGGGCACTGCTTAAGATTGGCTTGCTATCCGGGATGGATGGCAAAGCGCTGGCTGCGTACTGTGAGGCTTACGCCGAATGGGAGCAGGCAAGCCGCGATGTGCGCAAGTATGGCCAGCTAATTGAAGAGCCGGTTGTGGATAAGCTGGGCCACGCGGTTATGCTCGAAACTATGGGCGGTACGGAATCCGCGCCACTGCTTGTAATGAAACCGCTTGTACGTTTGAAAGAAAACCCGGCAGTGCGTACCCGGAATAATGCGGCCAAGACTATGAAGGCGTTTCTGACTGAATTCGGGCTTACGCCAGCCAGCCGCGCGAAACTCAAGATTGGTAAGAAAAACGACGAGGACCCCGGCGAAGATTTTTTCAACCGGGAACGTAAGATTGCAAAAACCGGCCCGCTGCTGGTACCGCAAGGCTCCCGTCACACAGAAGCCGTAATTTTTAGCACGTAAGGATGCGGCGTTTAATAGCTACGCAGTGCGCGTAGCCGTTTCCGCGCCCCAAGTGCTTGCGTGTGCGCCGGACTGCGCGCATCTGTGCGCGTTATGCTTCGCGGGCTATCGCGCACGGTGAAAACCGGCGCACACAAAGATTTTTGCTTCGCAGTTCCGCTAACAAGCGGTAGAAACTGAGAATGCGTAAATGTCGAAGAAAAAACTGGCAGTTTGGACCCCCCAGCCAAAGGCGCTGGAAACGGCCCTAAAGTACGCTAAAGACGTGGATTCCGGCGCTATAGTAGCCGGTAAGTACGTTAAACTAGCGGCGAAACGATTTATTGACGATTTGGAGCGCGCGCACTTGCGCGGCATCTTTTTTGACGAAGAAGATGCGCAGCACGCGGTAGATTTTTTCGGATATCTGCGCCACAGTAAAGGCGAATGGGGCAAGGGCGGCGGCCAGCCTTTCATTTTGGAGCCGTGGCAAGTATTCGTTATTGCGAATTTGTTTGGCTGGAAGATGGGGCGCGAGGAAAATCCGGAAGCGCCCGGCGAATGGATTTACGGCCCGCGCAGATTCATTGAAGGCTACGTTGAGGTGGCGCGGAAAAACGGAAAGTCGACGCTAGAAGCTGGCGTTGGCCTGTACATGCTAGTGGGCGATGGCGAGCCCGGCGCTGAAATTTATAGCGCGGCTACCACTAAGGACCAAGCCAAGATTATTTTTGATGAAGCGGACCGCATGGTGACGAAGTCACCAAAGCTAAAGTCCCTCATTCAACAATCGGCGCGTGCGGAAAAGTACCGCACGAATATGAGCGTGCTGGCAACGGCAAGTAAGTTTGAGCCGCTATCCAGTGAAGACGATACGCTTGATGGATTGAATATCCACTGCGCGCTTGTTGATGAATTGCACGCGCATCCGGACCGTAAGCTGTATGACGTGCTGCACGAAGCCACAATGGCGCGGCGGCAAGCCCTTGTGCTGGCGATTACAACGGCGGGTTACAACCGGCAGGGTATCGGGTACGCCCAGCACTTGCGTTGCGAAAGAATTCTTGAGGGCGTTACAGGATTTGAAAACGGCGACAGGCTGTTTGCTTTTATCGCCGCCGTTGACCAAGGCGACCGTTGGGATGACGAAAAGGTTTGGATTAAAGCGAATCCTAACCTTGGCGTTTCCGTAAGCCTTGATAAGCTGCGCGCAAAGTGTTCTGCCGCTAAAGAAGATGCAACGGCAGTAAACAGTTTTCTTTGCAAGCATCTTAACCGCTGGACCAGTCAGGAAGTACGCGCAATCAACCCGGAAAAGTGGGCGTTGTGCTGCACGGCTGGAAAGCATGCGGACCCGAAAGCGCTTAGGGAACAGGCGATTATTGCGCTACGCGGGCGCGTGTGCATGGGCGCGCTAGACCTTTCGTCCAAGATTGACTTGTCGTGCTTTTTGCTTTTGTTTCCGCCTGTACCGCCGCGCACGATGCGCGATGGCGACGGTAAGCTGGTCGATATTCCGGGCGACCCGCTGTATCGAATTCTGCCGTGGTTTTGGGTACCGGAAGATAACGTGCAAGAGCGCGTTAGCAAAGACCGCGTGGAATATGACGTATGGGTCCGCGAGGGCTTCCTGCAAACCACGCCGGGCAACGTTGTAGACCAAGATTTTATTCGCGCTGAAATTCTTAAGGCGCGGGCGTACTTTCGGATTGCTGAAGTGGGTTTCGATTCATGGAACAACACGCAGCTTTCTTTGCAGCTTAAGCAATCCGGCATGACGATGGTTGACGTGCGGCAGGGATTCCGCACACTTAGCGAGCCGTTCAAAGAAGTGCTGGCGCTGATTCTTAGCGCACGCTTCGAGCACTACAACAATCCCGTGCTGCGTTGGAATATGAACAACTTGGCGTCGACCCAAGACCCGGCTGGCAATATCAAGCCGGATAAGGATAAGTCGAAAGAAAAGATTGACGGCGCGGTTGCGCTGATTATGGCCATGAGTAGATTCGTGGCCAACCCAACCGTGCCGAATACAAACGACCCGAATCGGGGCACGATTCGCTTTGTTTAGGGTCGTCACACGCTGGCGAAAAATTGCATGGCGAGCCGCGCAAAAATAGCTGACCGAATGCTTAGCCGCATGGGGCTTGAGCGGAGAACCGTTCTAACTCAAGCGATACGCGAAATCCGGTCCAGCCTTGAAAATCCGCAAACCCCACTAAGCTATCCGGCTGAGTGGTTGCTGGACCTTTTCAACGGCGGACGCACAAATTCTGGAATTCGCATCAGCGAAATGACAGCGCTGCAAGTAAGCACAGTGCTGGCTTGCGTCAACATTATTTCAAACGGGATTTCTTCGCTGCCGCTGCATGTTTTTGAGCGCATGTTTATAAATGATAGGCCGGGCAAGAAGCTCGCCTACAATCACACGCTGTACGACTTTCTGCACAGCGAGCCAAACGCGGAAATGTCCAGCCCCACGTGGCGCAAAACAATGTCCGTCCACGACCTGTTGTGGGGCAACGCGTATTCTGAGATTCAGCGCAGCAAGTCCGATAATTCGATTACTGCGATATGGCCACGCAACCCGGCGCGCACGCGCCCGGTACGCTTGACAAAGCCCGCAAAGATTGAGGGCGACCTGCTTCCAATCGGCACGTTGGTTTATGAAACCAACGAAACGATGGGGGATTCGCCAGTGCACTTTACAGATTCCTTGGATGAAAGCAGCCCGATGCGCCGCATTGTGCTGGCCGAGGATATGCTGCACGTGCCGGGGCTTTCGCTTGACGGCCGGTTGGGGCAAGGGATTGTTTATCTGGCGCGCGAAGTTATGGGCTTGGCGCTGGCCACAGAAAAGTACGGCGGCAAGTTTTTTGGTAATGGCGCGCGCCCGGCTGGGATATTGACGCTGCCCGGCACGATGGATGACGTGGCACTGGAAAATGCCCGGCGCTCGTGGACTGAGGCTTACGGCGGCGAAAACGCGCACAGAACAGCAATTCTTGAGCCCGGCATGAAGTATGAAAAGGTCGGGGCCAGTCCTAACGAAGCGCAGTTTCTTGAAACGCGCAAGTATCAGCGCAACGATATTGCCGCGATATTCAACGTGCCGCCGCACATGATTGGCGACCTTGAAAAATCGGCGCGCAGCAACATTGAACAGTCCGCGATTGAATTTGTTTTGTTTACGCTTACGCCGTGGTTGACGCTGTATGAAGCGGAATTCGAGCGCAAGCTGTTTCCAAAGCAAGGCCGTAGCGCCAACAAGTTTTTCCCGATGTTCGATACGCGCCGGTTGCTGTATCCAGATTCGGAATCGCGCTCAAAGTTTTACGCAGCCGGTAAGCAGTGGGGATTCCTCAACACGAATGACATTCGTGAAATGGAAAACCTAAACCCGGTTACGGATGGTAGCGGCGAAGTTTTTTGGATGCCATTCAACATGCAGGATTCCGCATTGCTGGCCAAGCAGTCTGCACATGCGCAGAAAGCGCTTAAGGCTGGCGACCAAGAAGCGGTACTGCCGGGTATGCAGAAAACCGAACCACAGCTACCCACGCCGCCCGCTGCCCCGCAATTGCCAGCGCCAAAAGGTAACAAGCCCGCTAAGAAGCGGTCTGCTGACGGCGCAGAAGAAAATGTATTGTATGGCATGCGCCACGGGGAAACAGAACTTAATCGTGACAACAAGTACCGTGGCTGGTCTACAACGCCGCTTTCTGAAGAAGGAAAGAAAGCCATTGTTAAGGCTGCCCAAGTTATCAAGGATAAGGGCATCACACGGATTGTATCTAGTGACCTTGTACGCGCGCGCGAATCAGCCGCTATTATCGCTGTTGAATTAGGCATAACGGATATTCAATTTTTGTCCGGCCTGCGCACGTGGAATCTTGGCGACTTTACCGGCAAGGATAAGGACGCGTATTCGGATAAGGTCCAGCACTACATTGACAATCCGGATGAAGTAGTGCCGGGCGGGGAAAGCCTTAACGATTTTCAGGCGCGGTCACGTAAAGCAGTTGAGCTGATACATCAGCTAAATGGTACGACGGGGCCAATCCTGATTGTGGCCAGTCTATCCAACTTTGCCGCGCAGGATGAGGATACAGGAAAGCATCTTGCATCCAAGAAGGAATTGATTAGACCGGGCGGCCTTGTAATCGTGGATTTTGAAGCGCACACGGTAACGCCGATTTATGGCGGCCCGACAACTGGCGCAGATGCGTCGGGGTCATAACATGCCATACGCTAATGTGAGTGAAGTGCCGGATTACGTTCCAAAGAAAAAGCGCAAGCAGTGGCTTGAAATCTGGAACAAGGTTTACAAGGAAAAGATTGACGCCGGGGAAAGCAAAGAGGCCGCCGAGAAATCGGCGTACGCCCAAGCAACCGGCGTAGCTAATAAGGAAAGCAAGGGGGCCGTTATGGACCGGGAAGTACGCTTTGTTTCTGGCGAACTACGCGCAACGCTGGGTGCGGCAAAGGACGAGGTTGGTATCGCGCCGCTGATGCTGGAAGGCTATGCGGCTACGTTTAACAGCCTTAGCCACGACCTTAACGGATTCCGCGAAAAGATTATGCCCGGCGCGTTTTCCCGCACGCTTAAGGAAAACGCTGACGTGCGCGCGTTGAAAAATCACGACCCAAACTTTGTGCTGGGCCGTAGTAAATCTGGCACGTTGAAACTTGAACAGGATTCGCGCGGCCTGCGCTTTCAGGTTGAGTTGCCGAATACGCAGTACGCAAAGGACCTGCACGAATCAATCAAGCGCGGCGATATGGACCAGTGCAGCTTTGCTTTCAAAGCTGTTGGGCAAAAGTGGAGTGAGGAACAGGACGGGAACGGCGATTGGTACGCCATGCGCGAATTGCATGACGTTGACCTGTTCGATGTTAGCGCCGTAACATACCCGGCCTATGAGGACACGTCAATTGCTGCACGAGGTGATATTGTGCCTGCCGAAATCCGCAGTAGCATTGCTGCAAAGAAAACCGGGGCTGCCCCGGAAGTTCGCGACGAGGACTGCGCTTACGAGGATTTGATTTCCGAAGTGTGCAGCGCCCTTGCGGAAAAATTCCCCTCAACTTATGGGGATGGCGCGGCCACGCCGTACAACAATGGCAAGTATTACGTGATTGAAACCCACGACAATTACGTTATCGTTTGCGATTGGCAAGCGCAGGAATACTACAAGATTTCTTACGTGGAAGATGCGGCTGCCGAAAGCTATACGTTTGGCACGCCCCAGCCGGTAGAAAAGGCTTGGGTCCCAGCCGAAAGGGCCGTCAAGCGTTTTGCAGAGTTGCGCAAGAGCTACATGGACATGCTTGCCGATAAGCACATGGCCTCAGCGCTGGAAACCTACGCTGCCGCCGCTGCGCTGAAAAAGAATGCAGATGATGACGCGGCTGCTGCCACTGCTTTGCAGGCAAAGGCTGACGCCGCCCGGCTTGCGGATTTTACCGATGACCCGGATGACGGCGATTCGGAAAATGAAGGGCCGTGGCAAAATCGGATTGTTGACGAACAAGATGTTTGGGACGAAACCCAACAGGACGATACCGACGGCGCAAACGATAACGGCGATGACGATGACCGAAAGGTTAAGCGTGCGGCTGCCCGTAAAGCGGCTGGCGTTGAAACCCGCGCCGACGGCAAGGTACGCACAAAGCGTGTTGGCGGAAAGAATTTGACCAAGGATAAATTCGCTTACGTGGGCGACCCGGAGCGTACGGAAACTTGGAAGTTGCCGATTCATGATGCAGCGCACGTGCGCAATGCCCTTGCACGCTTCAACCAAACGCAGGGTATCCCGTCGGGAAAACGCGCGGGCGTGTACCGCAAGATTGTTGCGGCTGCGAAGAAATTCGGCATTGAGGTTTCGGCTGAGGAAAACAGCCGGGCATTGGCAACGTGCGATGCCGATGAATCCGAAGTGCTTTTGCTGCGCGCTACATTGCAGCGGGCAAGCTGGTAAGGAGCGGCCATGAGCGTAAAGATTAGTCCCGCAATGACTGAATTGCGGGAAGCGATACAGGCAGCGGAAACGCTAGCCGCTAAGGACGTCCTCACGAAAGCTGAGGAAGCCCGAATCAACGTACTGCTGGCAAAGATTGCAGCGCTGCGCCAGAATCCTGCCGGGCCGGACACGCGCGAACTGCGCAAGCGATTTTGGCGTGCAATGGAAGCCGGGCGTGAACTGCGCGGCGATTTGCTGGCCGGTACCCAATCAATTTCTTACACGCAGGGCGCAAGTGGCGGCTTTGCCGTACCGCAAGAATTTGCGGACGAAATTCTGATTGGCGCTGCACAGGTTGACCCTTTGCTGGACAAGAATGTCGTTGGTCTTACAAAAAGCAAAGGCTTTTCGCTTAACCCTTATCCTGTGCCCGCTTGGGATTTGTCGCAGTTTGCTGCTTCGCGCCAAGGTGAGGCGCAGCAGCACTTGTCCGATACTGTGCCCCCTGCCGCAACCCGGCAGCTAGAGGGCTACACGTACGCGGCATCACTTGGGGCTAGCTTCGAGCTCGAGGACGACCATTTCGATGACCTGATGGACCAGATTCAAACCGCTTTTTCTATCGGATTCGCGCGCGGTATCGGCGTGGATTTGGTAGGAGGCACAGGCGTTGGCCAGCCGTCGGGCTTGATTACCGGCGCGCACAACAGCGGCGTTACCACAGCCATACAGGCGCAGATTACGTTTCAGGACGTAACTGCAATTTACAACAGCGTCAACCGGATTTACCGTACCTCGAAAAAGTGCGCGTGGGTTATGAGCGATACCACGTATCAGCACGTGCGCAACGCTGTGGATAACGCAGGCCGCCCCTTGCTTGATATGCGCAAGGATAAGGAGGAATTGCTCAGCAAGCCTGTGCTGATTTCCCCCAGCATGCCTTCGAATTCTGGCACTAAGGGCATTATCTTTGGTGACCTTTCGTATTACAGGGTCCGCGTATCGGGTATGTGGATTCAGCGCAACGTCGAAACGCCGGGCTACGTGGAAAATGGCAAGGCGCTTTATACGGCGCGTATGCGCGCAGACGGGGCCGTGGTTGACCCAACGGCGAATAATTCCTCGCCGCTTGTATCGGCAAGCCCGATTGTGTACGCAACACTGAAGTAAAAACGATTTTGTAACTCGCAACCTTCGCGGGGCGCGGGAAAAAACCAAGCAAGGCCGCATAGCTGGGGCGGGGAATCTGGCAGCAAGCAGCTTTGGAGAAATGAAATGAGCAGGCTTAAGGACCTCCGCGAAAAGCGCGCGAAAGTGCACGCGGACGCGGTTGAAATTCTGAAAAAGGAAGCGGCCACTTCCGAGGAACGCGCAAAGGCCAAGGGTATGATTGCCGAGGTCGATACCATGACCGAGGAAATCAACCTGATTATCCGCGCCGAAGAGCAGGAGCGGGAAATCGCCGGGGAAGTTCGCACTGCGCCAATTACCCCGGACCCGAATGCGCAGAAAACCAATGAAGTTCGCGCGAAGGAATATCGCGAGGCCTTCAAAGCGTATCTGCGTTGGGGCACGCCGGGCAATCGTTATCAGCGCGGCGCGAAGGAAGAGGAAATGCGGTTGCTGGCCAGTACCCGCGACCGGATGAATTCTCTTTCGATGGAACAGCGTGACCAAGAAGCGGGCACGCAATCCATTACCTATACACAGGGTATTAGCGGCGGCTTTTTCGTGCCCGCTGGCTTTGTGTATGACGTCGAAGTGGCGACCAAGTATTTTGCGCCGCTGCTTGACGGAACTTGTATCGACGTTTTCGATACGGCGACCGGCCAGATTTTGCCGTACCCGACGAACAACGATACCAACGAAGCGTGGACTGTGCTGCCCGAAGCGGCGCAGGTTTCCGATTCGCCAACGCCAAACTATCCCGGAGGCTCCGCGCCCGTCGCTAACCCCGGAAACGTTACGTTGGGGCAGGTCAACTTTGGGGCGTGGAAAGGCACAACTGGCCTTATCCGCGTATCGCTCGAGTTGCTTCAGGATTCCGCCTTCAATTTCGAGGCTTTCCTGACCAGCAAGTTTGCCGAGCGCTTGGGCCGTGGCTATGAGTGGTATCTCACGAATGGCACCGGCGTCAGCCAACCCAAGGGAATTCTCGCGTCCATTTCCGCGTCCGGCGCTGTGCCGGTTGTGGCAAAAGGCTCCAGCGCGAATGATGGGTCCAGCAATACCGGCGCGAACAGCATCGGCTATCAGGACCTCGTCAACCTGCAACACAGCGTTGACCCCACTTACCGCCGTGGCGCGAAGTATATGTTCCACGACCAAACCCTTGCATTCCTGAAAACCCTTGTGGACAAGTTCGGCCGTCCGCTGTGGGTTCCCAGCGTGCGTGATGGCGAGCCCGACCGCGTTTGCGGATATGAGTACGTCATCAATCAGGCGTTTCCGCAAATCGCGCCCAGCGCGAATACGGTTGCATTCGGCGCATTCAAGAAATTCAAGGCGCGCCGGGTCAAGGACCTGCAAGTCCTGCGTTTGGAAGAGCGCTTTGCCGATTTCGGGCAGATTGCCTACGTGGCTTTCTCCCGTATTGACTCACAATTGGTTGATGCGGGAACTCACCCACTCAACGTCCTGCAACAGCACTCCTAAGTTTTAGGGGCGCTTTTGCACTAAGTTTTGGAAGCGGGGCGGTAGCAAGGCTATCGCCCCATTTTCCAAAATGAACGCATTTCGGCTAGCGGCTAACTTTGTGGACCATTTACAACCGCGTGCCCTGAAAGTTTCTTTCTGTTTGTTGTGGCCGCCGCATAGCACTTGTAGTGCACGCCGGGCGGCTAACGGATTTTTGCGGCAGAATTTTAGGATAACGCGCAGATAGATTGTAGGATTGTACTTGTAGAGTGCGCGCCATTTACTGCCGCCGTGTTTCTTGTGGTCAATTTCAAGCATTAGTGGGTCACAGATTGAGCAACCCGGTACGGCGCAGCGGATACCGCCAAGTAACAGCATGATTTCCATGCGGCGGCGCAGCCGGTCTGTAATCCCCTTTTCGCGCTCATGTGCCAAGCACTTACGGCAGTATTTAAGCCCCGGCGCAGGCGGATTATGGCATCCGGAGCGGCGACAGTAGTGAGCTTTCTTGACGTATCGGTTTCCGACTTTTTCGTGAATTAGGCCCACAAGTTAGCATAGCACAATAAGTTACGGTTTGAAAGAGCCGTAACATTTTTTTGTGAGCTCGAAACTCGTCACATTTTTCTAGTTATGGGGTCTCAAAAATGCTGATTAAACTACTGGCAAGCGGACAAGTAATTGATATGTACGAAATAGCGGCGCTGGCGAAAATCGACGCGGGCATGGCAGTGCGCGTTGAAGCCCAGCGGGAAACTACCGCGATTGACCGCGCTTTGGAAACTGGCGCGAAGTTGCTGAAAGAAACCTTTCGCAAACCAACAGGACAACCGGGCACGCCTACACGGAAAGAGCCCAATCAGGTTGTCAAGGATATTCAGGATGACGAAGCGCTTGGGGCACGTACGCCAAAGCGCCGTGTGCTAAACGTCATTCCAGTTTAAGGAGCCCAAATGGCCGGGCTGATTATTGAAGCGCCCCCAAAGGTTGAGCCTGTACTGCTCGACGACATGAAGAATTTCTTGCGCGTTGATATTTCTGACGACGACGCAATGATTGAGGGCATGATTACCGCCGCGCGTGAAATGTGCGAAAGTTTCACGCGGCGCAGCTTTGTTCAGAAGGGCTACAAGCAGGTACTTGATTCGTTTCCGTATTTCGTTGATACGGTTATGAGCCAGTTGGCATATCCGCCCAGCTATTACAGCCTGCCGCGTTACAGCACAACGCTGTGGAACTATTCGCAGATGATTAAGCTGTTCCGCCCGCCCCTCGTTTCTGTGAATCGCATTACGTACGTTTCGGCTGGCAGCCAGCAAAAGCAAGATATGCTGCCGATTGCGCCGCCGTGGTCGCCGGATACGGCGTACACGGCTGGCCAGCAGATTACTGACCCAAATGACAACGTACAGCAGTGCACTACGCCCGGCACAACGTTTCGCACGATACCCAACAACTTTGCAACCCGCGCTGGCGGAACAACTACTGAGCAAGGCAGCACGATTGTTTGGACGAATCAAGGGCCAAACCCAGCCGACCTTTCCGGTACAAGCAGCTACGGTTTGTTTTTGTACGACGCCGTCAGTGAGCCGGGCCGCGTTTTCCCCGGCCCTCCGGGCCAATTTTGGCCAAGCGTGCTGTACATTCCCAACGCTGTGGAAATCCATTTTACCGCTGGATACAGCGCGGATTCCGGGCTGGTGCCCCAGCGCGCCAAGCTGGCTATCAAGCAGCTTGTGAACCACTGGTACGAAAACCGCGACTTTGTTTTGCCGGGCAGTGCGCCCACCGAGTTGCCGTGGCACGTAAAGGCGATTCTGTGGTCACTGCGTATTGAGGATTATCAGCCGACACGGGGCTAACTGATGGCGTTAACAGCGGCACTATCAAGTAGGCTGCAAGCCGGTAAGCTGCGCCACCGCATTCAGATTGTGGCCCCGGCAGCAGGCGGCCAAGATACCTTTGGCGGCGTGCCGGGCGGCAACATGACCGTGGTAAAGACCACGTGGGCCGCTATTGATGGGATTTCGGCTAGGGACGCGCTGGCAGCCGGGCAATTTATTACCACGGCCACGCACAAGATTACTGTGCGCTACGACAAGGCGATAAGCATTAACGCCAGCCAAAGTATTTGGTTTAAGGGCCGCACGTTTCAGATTCAGGGCGTGCTTAATCCAGACGAGCGCACAAAGCTGCTGTACATTTTTTGCTTGGAAGTGAACGATAGCCGGGAACAGGTTGCATCGCCAAACGACGGCACGACGGGATAAATCCGGCATGCCGGATTAGAGTTTACTATGTCGGATACCGTAACCGTTGAGATAAAAGGCTTGGACGATTTACAACGCCGGTTGGCGGCATTACCGGCAGAAGTAGCGCGCCCCATTCTTCGGGATGTACTGCGCGAGGCGGGCAACGAAGTAAAAGAAGCTTTTGTGGCAGCCGCCCCGCGTGACACAGGATTTTTGGCGGAACATTTTCGTGTACGTGTTTCAATAAGGAAAGAAGACGTGCAGGGCGCAGCCTTTATTGGCACACAGCCGCACGCGGACTATCCCGACCGAGACGGCGGCTTTCGGGCAAAGCTAAGCAAGGCGCTTGGCAAAGTATCCGTGGGCCGTATCAGCGTTTCGTCAGTAGCACGGTACTTGGAATTCGGTACGCGGAAAATGGCGGCCAATCCATTTATGTCGCGCGCGTGGGAAAGCGTTAAGGACAACGTGCTGGACAAGATTGTTAATGGGATTCGCGATGCCTTGCAACGGGTAGGGGCGCAATAATGGAAGAGATTACGCGTCTAAAGCAAAGGCTGGCGCAAAAGCGAGCTGAGCGTCGGAAGATTGTTACGGAAAATGAGCGCTTGGACACTTTTGTTCAAGCCACACTTGAGCGCTTGGACTTTGAGATTGCTGAATTAAGAAAAGAAATTCGCGCCCTTGAGGGCGGAATAGGATTTCATAATTTCCAATGTTTGCCGAAGGCTTAGTTGCGTTTCTGGCGGCGGATTCCGGCGTAAGCGGAATACTTGGCACGCCCGCATCCCGTGGCGATAAAACGAATGGGGTTTTCCCCAACATCGCCATTAAAGAAGCAACGATGCCGTACATCGTGTACTTGCAGATATCGGCGCGCCCTGTGATTTCGTTTGCCGGGCCGAATCGGCTGACGTACGCGCGCTGGCGGCTTTCATGCTACGGCGCGTCGTATGGGTCGGCCAAAACGCTTGCGCAAAAAGTTAAGCGGGCGCTAAACGGATTTCAGGGACCGTGGACAGATTCTTCGCCGTCAGTAACGTATGTGGGCAGCACGTGGCTGCTATCGGAAAGCGATACAGCCGAACCGATTCCCCACGGCACGATTTGGGCGGTACACGTTGACTTTGAATTTTGGTTCAATGATAACACGCCGTAACAGGTTTTCTGGTAGTTTGCAGTAGCAGCAATAGGTTGCAGTAAAATTTAGCAAAGGTGGTTCCTTCATCATGGGTCAATACACATCCTCACAAGCATTTTCCCCTCGCGGCACACAGTTGCTCTTCCAAACTTCGCCGTCGGTTGGATTCCAGTTGCTTGCAGAAATCAAGCAGGCCGATTTCAGCGGGCAAAAGCTGGACCTTGCCGACGTCACGAACTTTCAATCGGGGGCCTTCAAAGAATGGCTGGCTACCCTGCTTGATTCCGGCGAGCTATCTTTCAAAGGAAACTTCATTCCCGGTGACGTTTCACAAGCTTCGCTGCTTGGCTTTTTCAACAGCGCGCAGCTTGTGGCGTACAAGGTCATCCTGCCCACTAACCCGGCCACTGGCCAGCCTTTCGGGCATTTCACATTCAACGCCTTTGTTTCGACGTACGAATGGGGATTGCCAATTGACAAAGAGGCGACCATTTCCGGGAAGCTGAAAATCACGGGCGCGATTACCTACATCGCTGGCTCCTAATCGGGCTGGCGCTGGGGATTTGAAATAAATCGCCGGGCGTAGCGCGGACGACCTACGCCCTGCTTAAAGTGTGCACAAAAAGGGGAAAAGCGAAATGCAGAAAACAAAACTAGCAAAGCTGCTGGCACCAACCGTACCGCTTAAGCTGGAAGTTGACGCGGATAAAAACGGCGTGCTTGAATTAAAGCTTGCGTGGACGATGCGCGCAGTTATCCTTATTGAAGCTAAGCTGCGTGAATTGGGCCTTGCAGTAAACGTTATCCAAAATCCGGCGTCGTTTTGGACTGATTTGAATGCAACTACGCTGGCCGTTGCTGTGTGGGCGCTATCGCATCAAGAGCACGCGGATTTGCGGGATGAGGAAGGGTTTGACTATGTCATCTCCTATCTTGTTCCGGAAAACTGGCTGCTGGCAGCCGATGGAATTAAAAACGCGTTTTGGGAATCGCTGTCTCAAAAGCGCCGCGATGAAATTGAGGCGGGAATACGCGCGGCAGCCGAAGCGGTGAAAGCTGGCGCTGAGGCACCGGCAAACCCTACGCCAGCCCCGGCCCAGCAGTAACAGCGCTGGACCTGTGGGCCTTGGCCCGGTTTGATTTGGGCCTTTCAAGTGAGGAATTTGGCGACCTATCGTACGCGCAGTTTGAGGCGCTACTTGATAGGAAGAAGCGCCACGACCGCGTGCAGTGGTTTCATACAGCCACGCTGGCGGTTACCATTGGCAACACTAGCGGCAATTTGGAGAAGCCGCTTAAGGTTGAGGATTTCCTGCCCCCGGATGAAAACGATGAGGCTGAAGTGGATTTAACAAAGCTATCGCCGGAGCAGCAGGCGCTTCACTTTATGAATATGTTTTCGAAGAAAACTGTAACGCGGCACTAACATATGGCTATAGGCTCACTTTTCGTTGAATTAGGCGTAAACACCGCCGCATTTTCGGCGGGCCTAGATAAAGCCACGTACGCGGCCAAGGCCGCCACGCAGCAAATCGGGTCGTCGCTGCGCGGTATCGGCGGCGTGCTATCCGAATTGGGCGGCGAATTCGGAGCCTTTGGAAACATTGCCGGGGCTGCAATTGGCAGCGCTGGCAGCGCCATTAGGGAATTTGGCGGCGAACTGTCTAAGGTATTCGGCTCGAGCGGCGTGGGTAAAGGCCTCACGTACGCCAGTGTTGGTATCTTGGGCGTTGGCGCTGCCGCTGCTACAGCGGCGGGTGCTGTGATTGGTATTGCCATACACGCGTCTGAAGCTGCCGCGCGCATCCATGAGCTTTCACAGATTACCGGCGTTTCCGTGCAGCAGCTTTCCGGGCTTAGCATTGTTGCAAAAGTTGTTGGCGTTGATACTGATACGCTGGCAAAGGGCCTCGAGCGCATGGACAAGTCAGCGCTTATGGCTGCGCAAGGCTTCGGGGCGGCGGCTGGCGGCTGGAAAACGTTAGGAATATCCGTTACTGATTCCCAAGGTAAGCTTAAATCCACAACTGACCTCTTCACTGAACTTTCCACAAAGTTTTCCGGCATGGAAGACGGGGCGCTGAAAACTGGCCTTGCCATGCAACTTTTGGGCAAGGCGGGCGCTAACCTTATTCCGGTATTGAATCAAGGACCGGAAGCCATCAAATATTGGATTGATTACGGCACGCGTGTTGGCGCTGTGCTTACCGGCCCGGCTGCTGAAGGCGCGCATAACTTTCAACAGGAGCTTGATAAGCTTGGCCTGATTTCTACCGGCGTGCAGAATCAAGTAATGAATGCGCTGCTCCCTGCACTTGACCATATCGTTCAGGCGTTTTCGGCGTTTGCCCAGCACGGCGACACAATTAAAAATTTCGGCGTTACAGTCGGCAACGTTTTGGTTGGCATCACTAAAATTGTCTTTGAAGCCGCGTACGCGTGGGAATGGTGGGGCAATAAGCTGGACATTTGGAAAGCCAAGTTTGATAAGGCCAAGCTTACGCTCGAGTCCAAAATAACGGGCGTTAAGATAGATACCACGCCAGAAGATGAGTACATAAAGGACCGCGAAAAAAAGATTCAGTCGGCCAACGACCGTCTTGCCGTGGAGTTGGCGGACTTAAGCTTCAAAGGCGTAACCCCTGCCGCGCCTGAAGGAAAGCACCCACACGAAGGCGCTGCTCCAGCCGTTAAGGGCGGCGAAACAGCCCATCCCGTAGAGGATTACGCTGGTAAGTTAATTGGAAATGCTACGGCGGCGCGTGATGCCGAACTGGCCTTGGCCGATGCTATTGGTAAGGGCACGGGCGCGCTGATTCTACAAGCAGCGGCCAGTGACGCGGATAGAAAGCTTACTGATACGCTGTTGCAAGTTCAAGGCAAGCTCAAACAGTTGGGCGAAGAGGCAGCGGCAGCGCACGCCGCTGGGAATGCAAATAAAGAAGCAAGTGATAAGGCCGCGATTGCCAACCTGCATGCCCAGCAACTTGAGCTTGTTGGAATCAAGGATAAGCTAGAGGATATTGCTAAAGTTACGGCGCTTACAAAGTTTACGGTCGAAATGGCCAAGGGTTTTGAAACCGCCAACGATAAGCTCAAGGAAACAATCGCTGGAATGAACGCGCTTGCTGCTGCCGCAAACAAAGGCGGGCAGGCGCTTCTTAACGCACAGATTGAATCAAAGCTTGCGGATGACAAAGCAAAAGTTGACGCAGCGACGGCCGCGTACAATGAGCTAAATAGCGCTGCTAATAAGGACCAAGGGCAGCTAGACCTTTTGGCACGCGCCCTTGCTGCCGCCAATGCACAGTTGGATGAGCACAGAAAGCTGCTTGCTGATGAGCAAGAAAAAGCCTTTGCAGTTAGAGCCGCCCATAGCAACCTTGCGGCCCAGCTTGCCACAGAAAATACGGAATTTGCAAAACTATCTGCTAACGCAGCAGATGCGGACACAAAGCTTGTCTTGCTCGCACAACATCAAGCCAACCTAAACAAGATTACATCAGAATGGGACAACGCCGCGCTGGCCGTAGGTACATTTGGCCAGAAAGTTAAAGCCGTTATGGACCAGTTGGACATAGAAAGCCAACAGAGCGGTAAAAAGATGGCTGAGGCTTTCAAGACCGCAATTGATGGCGTGGCGCAGAATTTCGCAGACCTTGTTGTAAAGGGCAAGGCCAATTGGGCGCAGTTATTTGATTCGCTCGAATCCGCGATTGTGAAGCAGCTTGCTTCGCAAGCGCTGAACCAATTGATTAAGAAACTTTCCACCCTCGGTAATTCCGACAGCAGCGGGGATAACAGCGGGGATAACAGCGGTGGGGGAGGATTTTTTAGCAGCTTGATTGGTGGGCTATTCGGGGGCGGCAAAGCAAGTGGCGGCCCCGTTGCGCCCGGCGTTTCTTATCTTGTTGGCGAACAAGGGCCGGAAACGTTTGTTCCGGGCACAGCGGGTACCATTATACCGAATCCCGGCAGCAGTTCGCCACAAGTTAACGCCAACTTTACAATGAACATTCATGGGGCAACTGACCCCGATACTTTCCGAAAGGCAGCGCCCCAAGTACAAGCGCAGATTTACCGTAGCTTGCAGATTGCAGCGGCGCGCGCCGGGCAGGATAGCTAATGTCATTCTTTGAATGTGAGTTCCCCAAAAAGATTGGGTACAACGGGCAGACTGGTGGCCCGATAGGCGGCCCCGGATTTAGCACGGTTGTTAATAAGGGTTTTTCTGGATTTGAGGCGCGTAACCGAAACTGGTCTAAAACGCGGCACAAGTACCAGCTTGACCTTGTTGGACGTCCCTACGCTGAATACCTAACGGTTATGAGCTTTTTCCTTGCCGTGGCCGGTATGGCGGATTCGTTTCGCTTTCTGGATATTACGGATTATCAAACGCCCGGTTTAACCGGCGTGGCGTGCAGTCCCGCAGTAGGCGACGGCGTTAACAAAGTGTTTCAGCTTCAGCAGGTATACACTGTTGGCTCTGGCGCAGCGGCGCGGCAGTACGTACGCACAATCAACAAGCCAGTAATGAGCCATCAGAATACGACCGTGACGAATATCGGCGCATTCAATTACAACAGCTCTGCGCCTATTACTGACTTCCAAGGTCAGCTCCTTGCTGATACGGTCGCCATGTTTCTTAGCGGCATTAACACGCCCAGCTTAAACAATTACACGGTTGATGCAACCACGGGCCTAGTTACCTTTGCCGCCGCGCCGGGCGCTGGCGTTCCTGTAACCGGCGCGTGCCAATTTCATACGCCGGTACGCTTTGATAGTGACGATTGGCCAGCGCAAGTGCGGCCGTCTAACCTGCAAGGCGGCAGCGGAATCATAGACGTCACAGGAATCAATCTAATTGAAGTGCTGATTACGCCGGGGCAATCCCAAGGGTAACGCATGAAATCGGTCTCTGCCGCGCTGCAAACGCATCTTGGACAGGTAGTTACCACGCTTGCCGTGTTGTGGAAAGTTACGCTGCAAAACGGCACCGTGCTGGCTTTCACTTCATTTGACCAGCCTATAACCTACCTTGGCATAACCTACACGCCAACTAACGGCGTACTTCCTTCCGCCAACAACACAAATTCAGATATGAGCGTGGATTCGCTGACGCTTACCGGCTTCCTTGACGGCACAGTTGTTAAGGACACCGATATCCGCAACGGCCTTTACGACTACGCCCGCGTTGAACAGCATATTGTGAATTGGAGTGACCTTACGCAAGGCGACTTGCTTTTGCGTACGGGAATTCTTGGCACAGTTAAAATGGTCAATGGTTTGTTTGACGCCGAAGTGCGGGGGCTAACGCAGTACCTTTCCACACTTATTGGTTCACTTTTCGGCCCTATTTGTCGTGCGGAATTGTTTTCTGACCAGTCGAATACTATTGACCCCGGTTCCAAGTATCTGTGCCACGTTAAGCAAAGTGATTACCAGCAATCGGGCACGCTCAGCTTTGCAACTGACGCGAATCACCTTACTCCCACGCCGGGCCAGCTTAAAATGGTAGGGTCTGTAACGCCGGGGGCTGTCGCCCCTGCTGGCTGGTTCAATGACGGCGTGCTTACTTTTACAAGCGGCGCTAACAATGGCTTTAGCTTTGAAATTGAATCATGGGACGGCGCAACGCTAACAATGCTGTTACCTATGCCCAATCAACCGACAGGCGGTGATACCTTTACTATCGTGCCGGGTTGCGATAAATCCGCAACTGGAACGGGCTGTCAAAAGTTTCAGGGCTACAGCTCAGACGGCCTGCAAGTCCTTGTGGCGGCAACTAACATTCTAAACTTTCGTGGCGAAAATCAAATTCCCGGTATGGATGGCATTCTGGATTATCCAATACCAAAGTAAAATGACGAAGCGAGCTGACATTATCGCGTGCGCGCGTACCTATCTTGGGACGCCGTTTCAGCATCAAGGACGCCTTAAGGGGCGCGGCCTTGACTGCATTGGCCTTGTCATCTGCGTAGCAAAAGAGCTTGGGCTGGCTGTGCCGAATTACGCGAATTACGGCCCAGAGCCAACGGATGACACTGTGCGTCGTGAATGCCGCAAGCACTTGCGCGAAATATCCGCATCGCAAATGCGCCCCGGAGATATTGTTTGCATGGACGTTGGCGGTAGAAGCTCTATGCCATCACACTTGGCTGTTGTTTCGGAGCTACCCCCGTCTATCGGAATGATTCACGCTTATTCATGGGCCGGTAAAGTTGTTGAGCACGATATGGACAGCGCGTGGGTAAATCGTATTGCTGCCGTCTTTCAGTTCCCGGACATTGAGGATTAAATGGCGCGGCTTGGGTTCGCAATTGCTGGTGCTGTGGTTGGCTCTTTCTTCGGGCCGCTTGGCACACAGATTGGCTTCGCTGTTGGCGGGCTGGTCGGCAGCATGTTGTTCCCAGCCAAGCTGCCTTCCGGGCCACGGCTTAATGACTTAATCATTTCCACGGCCACAGATGGCGCGCCAATTCCCTTTGGATACAATCAGCAGCGTATCGCGGGAAACATTATTTGGGCACCGCCCATTGTTGAAACCACCCAAACCACGTCCGCTAAAGGCGGTCCTAAGCAAACCAACTACGTGTATACAGCCAACTTTGCTGTTGCTTTTTGCGAAGGTCCGGCATCGATTGGACGTATTTGGTTTGATTCAAAAGTCGTTTACGATTCGCGCGCCACGCTACAGAATCCCGGCCACACGCCCCCTATTTACGCTTTCAGCGCACCGATAACAGGCAGCTCCGCTATTGGTAATCAGATTCAAGTTGCCAGTACGCTTCAGCCGCCAGCGGGTACGGAAGTAACGATTTCAGGCGCGCCACAGGGTAACGGCACGTTCCAAGTTATCGCAACCGCCCCGACACAATTTTCGTACTACAATCCCAACGGCGTAGCGCCCGGTTCAAGCGGTACCGCTGCTATGCCCCCGATTAAGTACCCCGCGCCGGTTATTTATCCGGGCACGGAAGCTCAGACTGCGGACCCAACAATCCAAGGCGCGGTTGGGGCGGCTAACTGCTCCGCGTTTCGCGGTCTGTGTTACGCGGTTTGGACGAATTTTCCGCTTAACGATTTCGGCAACCGCATACCTAACGTGCGTGCGGAGGTAAACTTTTCTACGCCCCTTCCTGTAGGCGTCAGGCTGGTTCAAGAAGCAGGCAACACGCAAGACCAAAATATCTCCCCCAATATTTCTGTGGGCATGACGAATACGCAGGGAAACTTCCTTTTTGCTGTCCATTTGCAAGATACGTCCTCTTCGACATCAACGATTGGCGATATACTCGGCAATACGTGGGTTAAAATAACGTCGCTGGTAAACCCCGGCAATCAATGGACGAACCTTTGGTACTGCGCAAGCTGTAAGGGCGGCACTAACAGCATTACTGCGCACATCGGTAGCGGCATAAGTAACGGAGCCGCACTGCAAGTATTTGAATTTTCCGGCGTTAACGCCTCAAATCCACTCGGTCCAACAGGCTTTGGCGGGGTAAGTTCTGTCAACGGGAATAACACGACCCCTTCGATAACAACCAATGCCCCAAGCCAATTTGTCATTGCGGGTTATTCAGCAGAAGGAGCGGCGATACCTTACACGGCTGGAACGGGCTGGACGGCCGGTGGCTTTAATCAAGGCGTTGTTAATCACACAATTGGCATTACCGGAACGCAGTTCCTTGAATTCCAGACTGTGCCTAACTCTGGAACGGCAATTTCCGGCTCCGCTACAAGTAGCGCCGGGGCGAATGTAGGCATTTACACTATTGCGCTTAATTCCGCGTCAACTGCGTTTACGACCTCACCAACACTGGCCAATATAGTTTCGGATATTTGCCTAAGGTCCGGCCTTTTGGCCACAGATATTGACGTAACGCAGTTAGCGTTGCTGCCGGGTTCTTCGCCTGCTGTGCCCGTACCAGCGCCGGGCGGCTATACGATAAGTCGGCCCACAACTGCACAGAACGCACTTAAGCCGTTGGCCGAAGCTTTCTTTTTTGATGCTGTAGAATCGGGCGGGGTAATTCGCTTTGTACCGCGCGGTAATCTGCCGATAACAGCGGTAACGATTCCAGAAACCGACCTTGGGCTTGTAAAAGACAACTTCAAGCTGGCAGAACAGCTCCAGATGGCGCAGGAACTACCGCGTGAAGTAGCCGTTTTGTTCCAAGATAAAAACTTGGATTACCAGCAAAACAAAACACACAAGCGGCGCGCAACGCGCATTGTAAAAACAAAGAACCAAACGGTGTACGAGCTGGCTATGGTTCTTGACCCCAACACTGCGCGGCAGATTGCGGAAAAGGCCGTATACATTGCTTACTTAGAGCGCCATCCGTACGATTTCAACCTGTGGCGGCCTTTGTACATGCTTTTTGACCCAACCGATGTAATTCAGTTTACATATGAGGGGTTGAATTTCGTCGCCCGCATCGTTAGGTCAGATATCGGCGTGGATTTTTCTTCCGCATTATCGCTGGTAAGCGAGGATACAGCTACCTATCAGTCTACTATTCAAGGCAGTTCTGGTACGGGGGTTACGCCCGCGCAGGCCAAGGTACTGCCAGATACTACCCTGTTTTTGTTTGACGTGCCGCTTATGCAGGATACGGACAGTAATCCGGGCGGTACGGGTAAATACTTTGCAATGTCGTCGCTGGACCCTACGCATTGGCCGGGCGGCTCCCTACAGAAAAGTAGTGATAACGTTAACTTTGCGCAGGAAAACACAAGTGTTAAAGCGGCGCACTACGGCGCTGCGACAACCGTGTTGCCGCCGCCGCCCACACGTGGTGCACTTGGCGGCGTAAGCCCGTGGGTTTGGGATACAGTTAGCACGTTAACGGTTTTCATGCAAAATGGCGTGTTGACCGGCACGGCTGACATAAGCGTATTGAACGGCCAAAACGCGCTGCTTGTTGGCAGTCCAACTAACGGCTGGGAACTTATTCAGTACGGAAACAGCGTTCAGAATGCCGATGGCTCGTTCACAATTAGCCGCTTTCTGCGCGGCAGGCGCGGCACTGAAAGTCAATGTGCCCTGCATGGCCCCGGCGAGTTTGTTATCGACGTTATTGCCGCTGGCGTTGTGCGGCAGCCCAATGCAACGTCTGACTTGCAAGTGCTGCGCTACTACAATGCGGTTACGTCCGGGAACACGCTTAACCCGGCGCAGTCACAAACGCTTAATCTGCGCGGCCTTGACGTTTTCCCCTACGCTGTTACAAGCGTTGCTGGGGCGCGTGACCAGAGCGGAAACCTCACAGTTAGCTGGATTAGGCGTACGCGTATCGGCGGCGACTGGCTTGCGGGAATCGGTACCGTGCAGCTTGGTGAGACCACGGAATCGTACGATATTGACATACTGACCGGTCCTAATGGTACAGTAGTGAGGACGTTTTCGGCCCAGCCCACGCCAGCATTGGCGTATTCGGCTGCGCAGCAAACCACGGATTTTGGCGGCCCACAGGTTGCGATTTCCATGAACATTTATCAGAATTCGAGCATTATCGGACGCGGATTCGTTAAGAGTGTGACCCTGTAACATGGCTGCTGGAAAATGTGAGCAGTAGCCGAGGAAAAAATGGCAACTCCAAATCTAGCGCTTGTGCATATTGCGGCGGCACAAAATCAAAAAGAAGTAACAGCCAACACGGCCTTTGATGGGCTGGATGTTGCGCTTACAAATTGGATTCAGGAAGTGGTTGGCGACCAGCATTTCACACTGCCGCTAGCTGATGCGCTGGGCAACATGGTTTTCTATTTCGTTGGCCTGTTAACCGCGCCGCGCGGCGTTACGCTGCCCGCCACACGAAAGCTGTACATTGTTCAGAACGGCACAGGCGGCGGCGGCAGTCCGGCAGGGCAGGGATTCTCGCTTACCTTTGGCACGGCGTCATCCCCAAGCGGGCGCATTGCAAGCGTGGAATCAAACAACACAGAGTACGCCATTCTGTATTGCGACGGCGTAAACGTGGACCGCTTGACGGCCGAACCTGAATTACAAAATTTCTATGTTTCAACGCTGCCGAATAATCCGCGCTCCGGCACAGTTGTTTTCTGCTTGGATGGCCGAAAGGTTGGCGAAGGGCCGGGCGCTGGCACGGGCGTACCTGTGTATTGGTCCGCTGGTAGGTGGCGTGTATTTTCGACTGACATTCCTGTGCAGGCGTAATGCACCCGCTAATCGCGGTTATCACGTGCGGCAAATTCCGTGAGCGCGCCTACGCGCAGCGGCGCACGTGGGTAAAGGATGCCCACGGATTTGACGTACGCTTCTTTCTAGGGCAAGGTAATGAGGCCGCGTACGACGATGAAGTGCTGCTGGATTGCCCGGACGATTACAAAAGCCTGCGTTTGAAAACGCAGCTTATGTTTCGTTGGGCTGCCGACGCCGGGTATCAACAGATTCTTAAAACGGATGACGATGTTCTGGTCATTCCAGAAAGATTGCGCCATGCGTTTTGCGGCGATGATTACCGGGGCCGCGTACGTGGGCCAAGCCAAGAGAATGACGCGCCGCGTATTTACGGCGCTAAGGAAACGCACTTTTGTAGCGGCTTTGGCTATATCCTCAGCCAGCGCGCCGCCCGAATCGTTGCCGAAGCGCCAGATAACGGCGATTGGGCTGAAGATAGATTTGCAGGCAACGCGCTTGTGCGCGCGGGAATCGTGCCGGTACACGACATTAGATTCCTGCTGTGGCCCCCGCTAGGCGGCCACGCGTGCGGCGTGCCAAACGTTAACTGTGGAGCATGCCGGGCGCAGTATGCGTACGCCGCTGTTATCTGCCCGTATGCAAGGCCGAATGTGCCGGAAATTCTGTATGGCTTCTATAAGAATCACGGCGGGTTTATTCCGACATGGCTTCAGTAGGCTGCATTTACTTTTATCCAGCCGGTTACGTTGGCTCAACCGTGAATCTGGAACAGCGGCACAAAGGCCATTTGCGGAAGCATCCTACATGGTCAAAGCCTGTTGTACTTGAGCGTTGCGCCAAAGAAGATTTGTTATTTCAAGAAGTTATTTGGATGTTCAAGCTGCATACGTATCAACGGATTTGGCCGCAAGGTCTCAACAAAGTAATTCCGTTTACGAATGACTACCGCCAGTACGTTACGCAAGAAAATTGCGCACGTGGCGGTAGAAAGGGCGGCGGTAAGCACGAAATGTCGGCAGCCGCAAAAGCCCGGCAGCTTGCGGCCTGTGTACGTGCAGGTCAAAATGGCGGCGGCAAGCACACGATGTCAGAGGAAGCAAAAGAACGCCAACGCGCAGGCGTGCGTGAAGCTAATAAGCTAAGGAAAGGCGCTAGCTTTACAGAATCGCATCGCAAGAATTTAAGCGCCGCAATTTCCCTAAGTTGGCAGGTAAGGAAAGCAGCATGCTTGTAAGCGCTGTTGTTCCTACCACCGAAGAGCGCCGTAGCTATCTAGACACAACATTGCAGTGCTTTGCAGCGCAAACGTTTAAGGATTCTGAACTTTTTATTTTGGAGGAAGCTGCTGCGCCGCTGGAACGGTCTTGGCCTGAACGTGTTAGATATGAGTGGATGCCCCGCGCAGGCTTGAATGCTGGGCAAAAGCGAAACCTCATAAACAGCAAGGCCGAAAGTCAGATTATTATACATTTTGATTCGGACGACTGGTATCATCCGGCACGAATTGCCACGCAGGTTAAGCACCTTGCTGAAAGTGGCAAGCAGGTTGTTGGCTATCACGACTTGCTTTATTTTCGGGCAACCGACAGCAGCTTTTGGCAGTATCGCTTTACAGGCAGGCCGCCATACGCGCCGGGCACAAGCATGTGCTATTACCGGGCGTGGTGGGAATTCAATCGCTTTAGCGCGCTGACGGTTGGCGAAGATTCTTTCTTTTCCGCATACGCCGCGCGCATGGGCGCACTAGCCTCGCTGCCGCTAAGCAACTTGATTGTGGCTGTTGCGCACGACCGCAACACGTTTAAGATTCCGTTTGGCAACGCGCCGTTTCTTTCAGCCACGCGCGATATGTTTCCGCAAGAATTTTTAACCGTCACAGAGGGCGGGGATTTCAGCAACTAGGGTGCACTCCAATGGCCGTCGATGAAACGCATCTAAACCAAATTTACAACGCACTTGATGACCTGCGCACGATAAGCAGGACGCAAGGCGAAACGCTGGCCGCAATGGCACAGCACAAAATCGACCAAGATATCCGCCTGTTTGGGGGTAATGGTCAACCTGTGGGGATTATCCAGTACCTTTCAAACGTTGACAAGCTAAACGCTGACGAAATTAAGGCAGTTAAGGACGCTTTCATTGCTGATAAATCCGCGCGCGGCCAAAAGACCGCGTACGTGGTTGGCTACGCTGCCGGAGCTGGATTCGTGGGCGGCCTGCTGCTTAAGGCGGTTTCTTTCCTAAAGACTGGACATTTCTAAGCAGGCGTTGTAAGCTGGGGGAATTACCCGCATGCCGCCACAAAGAATAGTCGGATTGGATTTGAGCCTAGTGGCTACCGGCTATTACGTTGTGGACGCGGGCGTGGAAAAAGGCGGACTGATTGCGCCGGGCAAGCTATCTGGCGTGCGCCGCCTAGACCATATCCTTACCGCCGTACGTGCCTTACTTGTTGCCCCATACGAAACACTCGCCGTAGTTGAAGACTTTTCCTTTGGTAGTAAAGGCCAAGCCGTATTTCAAATTGCGGGCCTTGGCTATCTTGTGCGGCACTTCCTTTGGCAGTCCAAAATTCCTACGCTGCTTGTGCCGCCTGCGCTGCTGAAAAAGTATGTTACTGGCAGCGGCAACGCTGATAAGACCGTAATGCTGAAAGAAATTTACAAACGCTGGGGCGCTGATATCAACGACGATAATGTCGGTGACGCCTACGCGTTGGCCCGTATTGGCACGGCGCACGTAGTTGGCGCAACCGGGCTTACTGCTTTTCAGGTCGACGTGCTTAAGAAAGTACGCGAACTGAATTCCACAGGAGACCTGCCATGAACCGTTTATTTTCCTTCCTAGCTATTGCCTTGCTGTTTGTTTTGCCTAGTTGCGCTGGAAACAGCGCCGTAATAAAGGCCGCCCACAAAACCACGCATAAAATCCGTCAACAGACGATTGTTGAGGGGGCTTCGTGTTCGGCCACGGCGATAGGCGTTAACGCGCTGCTTACTGCAAGCCATTGCGAATTGCCCACAGATACGATTGTGGTTGACGGCAACCTTGCGCATGTGCTTGGAATCATCCGTGACGGAAATGACCACACGATTTACCTGCTTGACATTGCGTTTACCGACTACGCTAGCTTTGCAAAAGCGCTGCCGGAAATTGGCGATGACATTTTTGCGTTTGGAAATCCGAGCGGTTTCACCGACCTATTTCGGCGCGGCACTGTGGCGGGCATTACAAACGCCGACGGGAACTTTCTTGAAGAATTGCTTGGCGATGACGGCGACGGCGTGCCGCAAGCGAAAAAGTATTACTTTGACTTCAACGGATGGCCGGGGGATTCTGGCGCGGCGCTTTTCAATCAAGCCGGGGAAATCCTCGGCGTTATCAGCGTTGGCAAGTTGATTCAGCCAAAGAGTGATGACAGCCCGTGGCCTGTGTTTAAGATTATGGGCGGTTTTTCTTTTGGTTTTACGCCCGTACAGCTTGCGCAGGCTGCTGCTTTCCGCGCGCCGGTAAAGCCGAAACCGCCAGTAGCCCTTGGAAATTTCGGTCGCTTTCTTAGACAGCCTCCGCAAGGCGGCGCGCCGTGGAAGAGGTAACGTGGAATTGCCCGGCGTGCAGCGGCGTTTGCCGTGGGCTTGGGCCAGCTACGTTGCAGCTTGATATCATTTCCCATATTTTCGGGCACGAAAGGATAGGCTTTGAGCGGGCGCTGGCTGGAATAACGACCGGCAGCACAGCCCTTCTATCGGCCTATGACCGTGGATTTTTGCGCAGTATGCGCGTGGCTTGGGACGCCCCGCCCAATCTATTGACAGCCGGGTAGGGACGATGGTACTATTGAAACTGTGCCAGTAACGCGTGCGAATTCGACGGTTGAAAAATGTAGGGAAATTGCAAACCGTTCCTTTCACAAACGCTATGCCGAAAATCCTCAGCCATTTATTGATGCAGCTAAGAAAAAGGCGCGCACGATACGCGGGCGATTTTGGTCGCTCAGAGGCGTGGCGCGTAAAACCGGTCGCCAGCTTGAAATTTCTTTTGAACAGTATCAAGCGTTGGTTTCCATGCCCTGTCATTATTGCGGCGCGCCCCTTTCCGCAACAGGCTACGGATTGGATAGGCTAGATAATCGCTTTGGGTACACGCTTGGAAACGTCGCGCCTTGCTGCTGGGATTGTAACTCGCGCAAAGGCCACTTGGAACAGATTGGTTTTATCTATCCACGCACGACCGAACTTTTGCTGGAATTGATTTCAACGGAGAAAAAGTAAATGGCAACGCAACCGACCGTAGCAACTGAATTAGCAGCGATAGAGAAGAAAGTTGGTTTGTTTTTCGACCCGGCCCACTTGATTCTTACCGGGCTGTTGGCAATCGCAATCATCTTTGGCGTGTACCATTTCGTTTCGCGCCGCGCCGACCAAGCTGACGGGCGCGCCGCTGTGGCGCAGGCCGTGGCAAAACAGGCGGCTGACGACGCTGCTGCCAGCGCGAAAACCAATACGGAATTTCAGGCGGTAACAGCCACGCAGCTTGCCGAATTGCAGCAAGCGCGTGTTGCCTTGCAGCAACAGAATGCGCAACTTGCCAAGGCGCTTGCCGATAGTGCGGCGGCCTTGAAATCCGCGCAGACCGCCAATGTTGCGCGTAATCCAAATGAGCGCGCCGCGCGCTGGGGCGTGCTTGTGCCCGGCGCTACAGTTTCGCCGGTTGCAAGCGGCGGTTATACATTGGACGAAAGCAGCGGCTTGGCAACACTCAACGCGCTGGAAAACCTACCGATTTTTACGCAGAAAGTTGCCACGTTGTCACAGCAGTTGGCGATTTCCCAGCAGATTAGTGACAGCTACGCCGCCTCCTTGAAAAAGGAACAGGACGCGCACAAATCGGATAATGATAACAACGCCAAGCAGCTTGATGCCGCCAATAAAAAGACGGGCGAGGTACAGGCCAACTACGACAAGCTCAAGAACGATTGCCGTAAAAGTAAGTTCAAGATAGCCGCCATTGCCTACGCGGCGGGTTTTGCCACGCGCAAATTTCTTGGCTTCTAAAAGTTTTCTTGCAGTGATTCCCCACAGAAAAAAAGGAAACCAATGTCCACGCCTCTAAGCAAGCACGAATCCGAATTGCTTCAGAAAGCCACAGACTACGTAAAGGAAACAATCAAAGAAAAACAAAAGCTTCCGTCCCGCTGGGACCTACGCTGCCATCTTGAATGCAAAGAGGAAAGTGCGGGCCGCCTCCTACACCACATCATCGACAGCGGCCTAGTTGAATTGCCGCCCGCTGAATCCGTGCCAGTAATCCCGCCGCCCGCTGAGCGAGAATCCGATGCGATTGATAAGGAAAAGCGTGTAATAACGCTGCCGAAAACACGCATCCACACGCTTGAGGCGCTGATTGCTTTTTTTGAAATCGACGAAACGGTTTGGAAATGTGAGCGTTTCATCGCTAATAAGTGGGAGGTTGCGGCGATACCGCGTGCAATTTCCTCCCAAGAACGAAACAAAAAGGGCAACCGCGTTTGGGAACGCGAAAGCACAACGCCTATTGTTGAACCGCTTTATCAGGTTAAGGCGTATTTCAAACGCAACTATACGCAGACCGAAGCTGACGTGCTGGCTGATGAAAATGCCACGCTGCTACGGCAGGTTGCCAAGCTACGCCTAGACGTGGGCGTACAAAAGCGATATTCAAAGCGGCTGGCTGTGGGCCACGCTGGCTACGATGATTTGCTGACCGACGTAAAGCAGTTTGTTTCCACACTGGAAGGCACGCTGGGCGGCTTTTCATTACCCACAGAGCATGTGGCGGCGGCCAACCCGGCAAGCGTGCCGCCTGTGCGCGAGGGCCACAGCGAAGATGCCGTGCTGCTGCTTTCTGATACGCACTTTGGCGACGTGATTCGCCGTGAGGATACAAGCGGATTCCCTGAATTCGACCTTGTAATCGCCGGGAATCGCTTTGGCTATGTGATTCGCAAGGCAAAGCAATGTCTTTCCCTGCACCGCGCCATGTACCCGATTAAGCGGCTGTACGTGTGGTTGGGCGGCGATATCGGCAACGGCGTGCTGCACGATTCCCCCAACAGCAACGCTTTGTTTCCCCCGGCGCAGGTCCATTTCAGCTACAACATGCTCAAGTTTGCGCTGGATGACCTGCTAACACTTACCGAGCCGGACGCTACCGGCAACCGCGTCATTGAGGAAATCGTCCTGCTTTGCACTGTGGGCAATCACATGCGAATGGACGAAAAGATGCCGCACAAGTACCAAGCGCAGCGTACGCTTGATTGGCTTATCTATCAGTCGATTATCGAGCGGTACAGCACACACCCGAAAGTGAAAGTACGCGCGGAAATGTCGCCGTACATTTTTGAAACAATCCGCAACCACCGCTATCTGTTTGCCCACGGCATGCAGGTTGGCTACCGCAACAGCCCGGATGCGCAGTGTAAGTCAATGAATTCCTTCATCGACAAAGTGCGCGCCCTGTTTGATTCGCCGGAATGGCGGCGCAGCAACGGCTTACAAGGAGAAACATTCGCGCGAATCTGCATCGGGGATATCCACGTCCCGGTACAGTTTCCGCGCCTGATTTCCAACGGCAGCCTTAACGGCCAAAATGAGCTGGGGGTAAACTGGACAATGGAGCCTATCCCTGCCGGGCAGCAGCTATTTGGCGTGGCTGACAACCACATCCAAACGTGGAATTACTTCTTAAGCTGCTCACACGTGCAGCGCCGGGCCGAGGATTTCAATAGCTACGGCGTGTTTGCTGCCGAATATGCCAAGCGGATTGGCCGCTGCTAGAAAGCTTATCGCTGCGCCACGTTTGCTGCGTGAAGGGCAAGCCATGTTAGACGGCACGCAGATTGTAACAAAGGCCAACAGCGGACTGGGGGCAGCGTCGGACGGCGCAAAACTATTTTTTGTGGCGCGGCTGCCCCACACTATTGACTCCGTAACAAGGACTATGGTACTTTAGTACCACGATGGGACTGCCTAAAACAGCCGCAGCGTATTTGGCCGGAATTCTTGACGGTGAAGGTTGTGTCGCCGTAAGGAAATCCGGCTACCTTCAGCGGCGCACAGGTAAACGTGTTTACTATCTTCATGCCAGCGTTGTAATCGTTAATACCTATCGACCTGTGTTGGCGCTATTCAGGAAATTTTTTGGCGGGCACCTACGACCGCGTACCAAAATCGCGGGCAGGCAGCAAACCTATTCACTGACGGTTGCCGATTTTAAGGCAGCCACGCTGCTTACTTCGCTTCTTCCCTACCTACGCATAAAGAAACGACAGGCCGTACTAACCCTACGCTGCCAGCAGATGAATACCCGCCGTGCAACCCAAAAAAGCAAAGTTGCTGTACGCCGAAAACAGACTGAGCTTTTCTATGCCGTCAAGCGGTTAAAGAAGGGAAGAGTATGAACTTTTTGTCTTGGATTTATTGGGCACTCATTCTGCTATCGCAGAATTTTGCTTTTACGTATGTGTCGCGCGCGCGCAGCAGCGGCTCCCTCATTCGCCACTTAAAGGCTTCCATCTTTAGCAACGGCATCTGGATTTTCTCCCAAATGCTTATGCTAGGGCCGATGTTTGACTATCTTACCGGCAAGCACGGGCACGCCGCGCAAATCGGCGCAGGTACCGTGTACACGCTTTCCACCGTTACCGGCTCAATCCTTGCGCACTATTGGGCGCTGCGCACGGAAAAAGGAAAGAATGCGGTAGGGGCTAACAAGCGGTATGCGCAAATTCC